AAAACTCTTTAATAATATACAATTAGTTATAATAATAGTATTAATTATTATAATTATACTACAACAACAATGTTCTGGTCCTACTATAGGTTTAAACTTATTTAATAAAAATTCCCCCACCCCACCAGCAATTGAGGGCTCGGTTATTACTAAAATAGAAACTAAGTGGGATACTGTAAAGATTGACAGTTTAATCTATATTCCAAAGTGGAAAACTCGTATAGTTACAAAACACGACACAATACCTGCAGATATTGATACACTATCAATTCTAAAAGATTATTATTCAAAGTATTTTTACACAGATACATTAGATTTAGATTCACTAGGAAATATAGTAATTAATGATACAATATCAAAAAACCAAATAATATTCAGAGAAATTAATTCAAACATTTATATTCCAACCACAACCATAGAGCGTGATTCATTAATTTCTAAACATGAATTTTATTATGGGTTTGGGTTAGCAGGTAACAAAACACAATTTAGTTATATTGGGGGTGAATTGCTTTGGAGAAGTAAAAAGAAAAAAGTAATAGGGTTAGGAGTTGGGGTTAATCAAAGTTTACAACCTGTTTTAACAGGTCGTTTATTTTGGAAAATTGGAAAATAATGTCCCAAGATATAAAACAAATAATTCGCCAAGAATATATTAAGTGTTGCCAAGATCCGGTACACTTTATGAAAAAATATTGTTTTATTCAACACCCTCAAAGAGGTAGAATTCAATTTAATTTATTCCCATTTCAAGAAAAAGTATTAAAATTATTTGAAGATAATCCTTATACTATTACACTTAAATCTCGCCAATTAGGTCTTTCAACTTTATCTGCTGGTTATGCTTTATGGTTAATGCTTTTCCATGAAGACAAAAACATATTAACTTTAGCTACTACACAAGCAACAGCACGAAATTTAGTTTCTAAAGTACAATTTATGTATGAAAATCTACCCTCATGGTTGAAGGTAGAAGATATAGAAAATAATAAATTATCTTTAAAACTTAAAAATGGTTCTAAAATCCAAGCAAAATCTTCAAGTACAGATGCCGCAAGATCAGAAGCAGTATCTTTACTATTAATAGATGAAGCAGCTTTTATTGATAATATAGCCGAAACCTGGGCTGCAGCCCAACAAACATTAGCCACGGGGGGTGGTGCTATTATCTTATCAACCCCTAATGGAACAGGAAATTGGTTCCATCAAATGTGGGTTAAAGCAGAAGCCCAGGAAAATGATTTTTTACCTGTTCGTTTACCTTGGTTTGTTCACCCCGAAAGAGATGAAGAATGGAGAAAACGTCAAGATGAATTATTAGGTGATCCTAGACTAGCAGCACAAGAATGTGATTGTGATTTTAGCACTTCAGGTAATACTGTTTTTTATAGTGAGTATATAGAATTTTATGAACAAACATATTTAAAAGATCCACTTGAAAGGAGAGGAGCAGACCAAAATTTATGGATCTGGCAACCTGCAGATTATTCAAGAGATTATATGGTTGTGGCTGATGTTGCGAGGGGTGATGCAAAAGATTTTTCGGCTTTTCATATAATGGATGTTGAAAGTAATACTCAAGTAGGGGAATATAAGGGTCAAATTAGTACAAAAGAATTTGGTCATTTATTATTTGGCATAGCTACAGAATATAATAATGCTCTATTAGTAGTAGAAAATGCAAATGTAGGGTGGCATGTAGTTCAAGTACTACTTGATCGCAATTACCCTAATCTATACTATTCACCTAAAAATGGAGATATAACCTCAGATTCTTATTTTGACCAATACTCAGATAATAGTAGAATGGTCCCTGGGTTTACTATGTCAACTAGAACTAGACCCATATCTATTGGTAAGTTTCAAGAGGGGGTTGGGGATAAAGGAGTTACTATCCATTCAAAACGTTTAATTGAAGAAATGAAAGTATTCGTTTGGAAAAATGGAAGACCAGAAGCTCAAACAGGATACAATGATGACTTGGTTATGTCATTTGCTATTGGTATGTTGATGAGAGAAACAGCATTTAAATTTAGACAACGGGGTTTAGATTTAACTAAAGCTTCTTTAAATAGTATGACTAAAACAACAACAAAATACACCGGGGTTTATTCAGGTGATAAAAGTAATAATCCTTATAAGATTGATAACCCTTATGGAGGGGAAGAAGATATTCGTTGGTTATTTTAAACATATTTATAATTATAACAATTCTACACAATGGCAGATACTAATGTATTTACACGATTAAAAAGATTATTTTCTACTGACGTAATTATACGTAATATAGGAGGAAACCAACTTAAAATAATGGATGTTAATTCCATCCAAAAAGCAGGCCAAATTGAAACTAATTCTTTAGTTGATAGGTTTTCTAGATTGCATGTAACAGGAGCAGCTCCTATTTACAATCCTGCTCTCAACTATCAAACAATGAGAGTCCAGCTTTATAGTGATTATGAAGCTATGGATACAGATGCTATTATTGCTTCTGCTCTTGATATTATAGCCGATGAATGTACCTTAAAAGATGATATGGGTGAGGTATTAAGCATTAAAAGTAGTGATGAAGATATTCAACAAGTACTATATAATTTATTTTATGACGTATTAAACATAGAATTTAATTTATGGATGTGGATACGTCAGATGTGTAAATATGGTGATTTCTTTTTAAAGTTAGATATTGCTGAAAAGTATGGTGTCTACAATGTCATTCCTTATACAGCCTACAACATTGTAAGGCAAGAAGGATTAAATAAAGATAATCCTAATGAAGTTATCTTTCAATTTGACCCTGATGGTTTAACCGGGGGTGGTGGAGGTTATGGTGGTTATTATGGTACCGGAGGATCTGGTGCTAACCCCTCAGGAAAAACAATAACATTTGATAATTATGAGATTGCTCATTTTAGATTATTAACAGACGTTAATTATCTCCCTTATGGTCGTTCTTATATTGAACCCGGACGTAAGTTATTTAAACAGTATACTTTAATGGAAGATGCTATGTTAGTCCATAGAATCGTAAGAGCCCCAGAAAAACGTGTTTATTATATTAATGTAGGTTCTATTCCCCCTAATGAAGTAGATGCATTTATGGAAAAAACAGTTTCTAAAATGAAACGCACTCCATATGTAGATCAACAAACCGGGGATTATAACCTAAAGTATAATATGCAGAATATGATGGAGGATTTTTTCATCCCTGTTAGAGGTAATGATTCTGCTACTAAGATTGATACTACAAAAGGTTTAGATTATGATGGCATCCAAGATGTTGAATATTTAAGAGATAAATTATTTGCGGCTCTAAAGGTGCCCAAAGCTTTCTTAGGGTATGATGAAAATGTAGAAGGTAAAGCAACATTAGCTGCTGAAGATATTAGATTTGCCCGAACTATTGATAGAATCCAAAGAACTGTAATATCAGAACTTTATAAAATTGCTACAATTCATCTTTATACCCAAGGTTATACTGATGAACAATTGGCTAATTTTGAGCTCTCATTAACAACTCCTTCAATCATCTATGACCAAGAAAGGATTGCGTTAATGAAAGAAAAAGTAGATTTAGCTGCTTCTATAATGGAAAACAAGTTATTACCTACTGATTGGATCTATGATAATGTCTTTAGATTTAGTGAAAATGAATACGAAGAATACCGAGAGCTTACTCGTGAGGATGCTAAACGTGCTTTTAGACTTACTCAAATAGAAGCAGAAGGTAATGATCCTATAGAAACCGGTAAATCTTATGGTACACCTCATGACTTAGCTTCACTTTATGGTCAAGGTAGATACCAATCAGATCCAGGAAATGTTCCTGATGGTTATAATGAGAAAAAAGATTTGGGACGCCCTAAAGAAAAATCTTCTAATATTAATACCCAAGATAATGCATTTGGGAAAGATAGATTAGGTAAAAGAGGATCAAAAGAAGATTATAACTCTTCAAATTCCATTAAACCTAATTATAAGGGAGGTTCACCTTTAGCTTTTGAATCAATGCTTAAACAAATACCAATTAGTAAAAAACGTTTAGTTTTTGAACAAGACAAAAAGAAAGAATCTCTGCTTGATGAAGAAAACATTAAGAAATAAAAATCCTAATATATTTATAAATAAATCTAAGAATGAAATTAAAACATTCAAAGTATAAAAATACCGGCATTCTTTTTGAATTATTAGTAAGACAAATTACATCTGATACTTTGTCTGGAAAAGAATCTCCTGCTAAAGATATACTTCAAAAATATTTTGTTAAAACCGAATTATCTAAAGAGTACAAATTGTATGAAACTTTATTTAAAAAAACAGGATTAACAGAAGGAAAAGCTGAAATTATAATTAGTACACTTTTAGAATCTTTTAAAAAATTAAATAGAAGTATCCTTAAAAGAGAAAAATATAATTTAGTTAACGAAATTAAAGATCATTATAACTTAGAAGATTTTTTTAAAAATCAAATCCCTAATTATAAAATAAAAGCTTCTTTTTATATTCTAAATGAAGTTTATAACCAAAATTCACACAATAATTATTCTGAAGTAATTCAACATAAATTTACTCTTTTAGAACATCTTACTTCTAAACCAATCTCAGAAAAAGTTAAGAAAAATGTTATTAATGAATTTGAATCTTATGATAAAGATGTTCGTATTTTAACTTATAAAATTTTACTAGAAAAATTTAATGAGAAGTATGATGGGTTAAACTCAAACCAAAAATTAACGTTAAAAGAATTTATTAATGTTATTGATTCAACCTCAACATTAAAAGATTTTTATAATACTAAAATTATAGAAATAAAAGAGGTTCTTTTGAATTTAAATGAAAAAGTTACTGATAAAGCAACTCAAATTAAAATTAATGAAGTTAATAATTTAATTTCAGAAGTAGATAAATCAACTAAAATTAATGATGACCATTTAGTTAATTTATTACAATATTATTCTTTAATTGAAGAATTAAAAAAATCAAATGGAAAATAAAATTATAAAACCTAATGAAGTAAGCCCTAATCTATTAAAAAGACTTGAAGATAAGTATGGGTCTATTGATAAGACAAATGATTTTTTCAATTCTGATTTAACTAGATATTATAAAACTACAAACATAAACCCAACCACCGGGAAAGTTACTCATAAAATTATTAATTTAGCTAGTTTTGGTGATTCCCTTAAAAAACTATCTCAAGCATTATCCGCCATTAAATCTTTATCAAGAACACCTGAAGGAAGAATGGATAATATTGTACAAGATATATCCCAACAAGTTAAAGATGTGTTTAATAAGTATAGAACTCACATCCGAAAAAATTACCCTGACCAATACAATACAATAAAAAATTTACTCCAAGAAATTTCCACTTCATCAGCAGGAGGTAATTACTCAACTCCTTTTGCTTTTAATCCTAATAAAAAATCTAAGGGTGCTCAAAACATATACTATTATAAATTAGGTTATAAACCTGTGAATAGAAAAAAATTGCGTAAACAAAGTAAAGGCATTGATTACGTAGATTTACATAAATAATAATATGTATAGATATAAATTAAAAATAAAAGAAGAAGAAGGTTTAGGTCCTAAACAATTTCAAAGTGAAAGAATGTTAGGATTTGATAAAATTGGAGATTTATTAGGACAAATACAACCTTTACTTAATGATGCTAAACAAGAAACAGAACAATATTATAAAGAAAATCCTGATTCTTACTCTGTAGTATATGGTACAGATTTAATTCATGATTATTTAAATGATATACTTAAAATTTTAAAACCTGAAGAATAAATGAAAACTCTACAAGAACAATATAAACTAATTAAAGAAGGAAAAGGGCAAAAGTCTACCTTCTTAAAAGAAGCTAAAAGTAAATATCCTAATTTAATTAGAAATGGTTCTTCATTCGAGGAAGCAACTTCAATCTTAAAATCAAAATCAGTAATTAATGAAAATTTTGTAGGACTACAAGCAATAAATTCATTTGAAACTAAAAAAGATCCTTGGACTGATAAATTTAAAAATTTTATATCTGAAGAAGCTAAAGCTACTGAAAAGAAAACAACTAAAGAAGTTGAAGAATTAGAAACTAAAGGATATGATTATAAAGATAA